ACATGGGGCAGAGTACATGGGGGGGGTCTCTCCTGTAAAAACGAGAGATAGCAGTTGTGAACTGCAATCGTTGGATTATTTGTAGAAAATTATTAGGAACTAAGAAAATTGAAGGAGTTTAAAACACTCATCCCCCAACTTCATAATTCTATATATCCTATTCTATACGTAATTCTCGAAAAACAAAGTCACTAGACTGTGGAGCCTAGTTAGCTTCATTGTTCGAAAATAACATACTTCCAAAAATTTTTTAAAAGAGGTCGCACTTCCTGTAGAAGAAGTGCAACCGTTGCATAGCGGTGATCACACGAAGGTGGATCAAAACCATGCACTAAAAAATATTGGCAAGGATATAGTTGACCACTCATTTGAAAGTCTTTTTTTCAAAAAAGGCTATTATATGGGTGAGTCAAAACTTGATCGAGCACTCTTCTCTCTACTTCATTTTGATGAAGTATGTGAGACTGTTAGTCTTCCCAACGGAATGTCACAACTTGTTGATGTGGATTCCATAAGGAGGCGAGCTAAGAGCGCTGGTGGTAATATTAAGAAACGTTTATTGTCTCTTGAAAAATCTAATGTTCTTTCGGTTAGTAAACCGGAAGGATACATGAGATTTTGTCAAGAGAATAAACTTTCCTTAGATGATGTTAATGGTTCTCTATTTCCTCTTCTATTCGAAGATTATAGAAAAGTCATTCATTGTCTTAAATTGTCTTGGGCATTTTATTTAACTTTAAAAATGTACAAATTAGATAATTTTTCTTTTCTCCAGAGGGTCCGTAAGGGCCGTGGCAATGTATGGTATAAAACCCATAAATTTTTAAAAGGAAATTATCTTTCTTGTATATTTATTCACTTTTATTCCTCGCTTAATAAGCTAGGAATTTCTGATGAAAAAAGTATGATAAAATGCTTCAAAAATTCTCTTTGTTATCATGTGTCTGAATCTCTTGAACAAGATGAACTCCCGGAAGGAGATCGTTTTGATTTGATTCCATATCATTTTCAAACAATAATTTTTAGATTAGAGTATAAACAAAAGATTAAATTCTTTTTTTCATTACTCCAATCAAAAGTTCTTTGTGAAAGTGTACCGGAATCATTTGTTCAAGAGACTCTTGAAAAACACCGTAACCAATTATCTTCTCCACACATTGGTATTTCTCAGGAAACCCTGGATTTATTAAAACAACGTGGAAGAGATTTTGGTAAGCTTGTGACTAAATTTTATAAACCTAACCATGGTTTCAATCCTACAAACAAAGCTACCTTTGGCTTTCCCCGTAATAAGGGAGGAGTCAAAGGCGACTTAGTTTATAACAATGTTCTTCATAACTCTTTACAGAGTTCAGAAGCATTGGATAGGATTGAACCATATGTAATTGGTTTATTTGGTCAACCTGCTCAAGGAAAAAGTACTGCTTTGCCTGAAATTATCAGTCAACTTAGTGTTCTATTTCCTGGTGTTCGTCGTGAAGATTTAACATATGAGCGAACTTGTAATGTTGAGTTCTGGGATGGATATAAAAATCAACCTATTGTCATTCTTGATGACATTGGTCAATCTCTTAAAGGAGATGATATAAAAGAGTTTCAAACTCTTATATCATGTAACTCCTATATCCTACCTATGGCAGATTTATCTGAAAAAGGAAAATTATTTTCCTCTCCAGTAATCATCTGCACTTCTAACCTACGTTACGGAGACAACCTTCGTGCAATCTATCGAGATTCTGCAGGGATTTTGGACGATGCCTCATTTTGGCGTCGTTTCCATTTACCTCTGTATTGTGAATCTGGTAGATTACATATTCTAAGAGAAAAGCCAAATTGGGTTAGGAAGAATAATCTTCTAACACCTGATTTAGCAGTTCCTACTAGATTGGTTGACTTCGAAAAACGTTCAGGTCAGAAACAGAATATCAACTATTATTCTCAGTCACCTGAGTTTATTTCGATTTCTAAAGAAGATTCAATGTGTGCTTTATGGACACATATTTCTTCAAAAGATCTTAATAAACGGATGATGTCTGATTATAAAGCTCGTCTTCACTTTCATGATAACTATCGTAAAACTTGGACTCAAAAAATTTGTTCAAAGATTGATGAACCAATTGAAAATATTGGAAAAGAGTTTTGGTCTTCACAGATCGAACCTCATCTTCCTTCTTCACTTGGATTTGATTGTTCCCCTCAGGGAGCATCAAACAATCATTCTTTGACTTTTTCTGCGTTCCCTCCAGAAGGACCTTTACCTGTTCGTGTTCAACCAATTGTTGAACCACTTAAGGTAAGGACTATTACTGCAGGAATCGGAGACACATTTTGTCTTAAGCCTCTTCAACGTGCCATGTGGCATGCTTTAGGACTTGAGCCTCAATTTTGTCTAACTCACGGTACTAATAATCTAGAACCAGCTATCGAGAGAATCTATGAAAATAGTTCTCCAGAAGATAGTTGGATTTCTGGTGATTATAGTGCCGCTACCGATTCATTTGCAATTAGTGCTTCTAAAGCACTTTTGGAAGGAATCTTAGAGTCTATTGATCATGAACCAACTAAACGTTGGGCTATGAAGGAAATTTCTCCTCATCTTTTGGTCTATCCTAAGGGATCGGGTTTAACCCCGATTCTTCAAGAATCAGGCCAATTAATGGGAAGTCTTCTTTCATTTCCTCTCTTATGTTTACTTAATGATTGTACTGCAAAATTCGTTGGACTTCATCCCGATCAATATTTGATCAATGGGGATGATATCCTTATGCGAACTAATGCAGAAGTTTATCCTAAATGGAAGGAAAAAGTTCAAGAGTTTGGACTTCTTCTTTCTGCAGGAAAAAACTACATTCATAAAGATTTTGGAACTGTGAATTCACAACTTGTTTGTGAAGGCATTGTTCTAAATTCTGGTAAACAGAGAGTTCTTGATCGTAAGAGTCAAGTTTTAGGTGAGTGTTTGCGTGACCTTGAGATACTTATGGATTCGGATACTCCGGATGAAGTTCATGAACTTTTTAAATCTGTTAATAGATCTAAATTAAGTCGAACTGTCCGTAGTATATCCGTTCCTGTATCTCATGGTGGATTATCTTTTAATTGGGGAAAACGAGAAAATATTTCTGAAAGAACAAAGAGAACCGAAGTTCTTGTTTATCTTAATGATTTATTTAATCGAATTACTCCAAAAAAAGGATACCTATCAATTCCTTATCTTTCACAGGAAAAATTTTCTAATAATACACTTGAAGAAATGGATCGTTGTTTCAACGAACCTATTCTCAATAGTGAATATCATGAAGATTTTCTTGGAATTCCTCAATTAGAGAATGTTAGAAAGAGAGTTACCCAGAATCATGGTTTAAGAGATTTATTTCTTAGCCAGAATATTCAGGACCTCCCTCCTCTAAATTATCTTCATTCTCATCAGATTCCTTTTGATGACATTAAGATTCGAAAAGAACTGCAAAGTTCTATCGATTCAATGTTTTTCAAAAAGTTTCTTGATGGAAATGAGACATTCACTTACGAAGAATTTCAGAAAGATTTTTTAGACGCTGTGAAAGGAACAAGCCAGGCTTCATCGAAGTCTGTTGAGTTCTTAACTCCTATCATCGAATTAGATGTACAACCAGATTACCTTAAAAAGGTAGTCACTGGTTATAAAGCTAAATTGTTTGATAAGAGTCGTTTCACAAATAGTTTGTCTAAAGAATTGAAACCAAATAGGTTTGATATCCTACCTACTCCTAAATTTAACGATTATTCTCGGGAAATTTATCTTGATTATGAAGATTCTTTATTAGAACTTTCATCTCAATTTGAATTTCCTCCGAATTTTTCAACCGTTAGTTGGGAGGAGGTGTTGCAAACACAATCAGAGAATTTTTGTTATCCTAAACTAGGCTATCTTTATACTGATCCTTTTGATCATCAATATTTTACAATTGAAGAACCAGAAGGAGATTTGACTGAAGAACACAACTTTATAGTTGAAGTTATCAGACTAAGTACAGAAGGATAGCGTTTGTAAAGAAATAACAGACAATAATAATTTTCTGTGACCTTTTAAATAACAAATTTATTTATTTTTGTAATATTTAATTTTTAAGAATCATCAAATTCATAATTTGATGGTTTAAAAATATTAAAATTAAAATGTTTATGAAAGGTAACAGACAATAAATCAATATTATTACCATTGATCAATTATTCTACCGATATCTGATATGACCATATTTTATACGGGAATTTGTGCCGCTAGTACTAGACCTAGACACTAAATTCTCGAGGGACAGATTTTGAATCCCCAAAGTCATATCCGTATAAAGTTGTAGAACTTTATACAGAGGCCCGTGATAAACGGGAATACGCTGTAAGGCGTATTGATTTGAGACCAGCTGGTCTCAAACCCCCCCCATGT